TGTCGCAGTCTCCGGAATCCCAATCGGACGATTCCCCGATCACGACGGAAGGGGAGGGGATACCGAAAGCGGAGAACCCGCCAAGCGCGGACGCGGACGACCACCCGGCAGCGGTGCCGGAAAAGCAAAGCCCGCCGCGTCGAAAACATCGGGCGCTGTAGCGATTGAAGGGGTTTTGTTTTCAATTCACTTCATGATGGCGACGGCGTTAAAAGCGCCTGAATTCGCGATCAGTGAAACGCAAGCAAAGGAAATGGCGAAGGCACTGGACGCGGTAACCGGTGAATACGTCAATACCGTTGATCCGTAAACGATGGCGTGGATTAATCTCGCGATCGTTTTTGGCGGGACATATGGCGGCGCTTATATGCGAATGTCGGCGCGGAAAAAGAAAGAATCGGAATTGCAAAAGCGGGGTTCCGTTTCGCCAATCAACCAAGCGGTGATCAATGGCTGAAATCGCACTTCCGAAAGATTCACAGCGGATAGCGATTATGGGACGCACCGGCACGGGTAAAACTGTCGCCGGTGTTTATCATTTGTCGCAACGGAATTTTAATTCCGTGCCGTGGATAATGCTCAACTTCAAAGAGGATGAGTTACTGAATTCCATTCCGCACGCGATCGATATTACCCTGGCTGACGGTGTGCCGAAAAAGAAGGGGTTATATAACCTGCATTTAGAATCCGGCGATGGTGATCGTAATGGCCCGCTGGAACCCTTTCTCGCGCAGATTAAAGCGCGTGGCAATATCGGCGTGTATGTGGACGAAGGTTTCGAAATCGATCGCATGTCTAAAGCGTATCGGGGTATCCAGACACAAGGGCGTTCGCTGCGCATTCCGACTATTACCCTGTCACAGCGGCCTACGTGGATGAGTCGCTTTATTATTTCGGAAGCGGATTTTTATCAGGTGTTCGCGCTAAACGATCGGCGGGACCAAGAAACGATTTCGCAATTCACACCGCATTCCATGCAAGGGATTAAATTCCCTGAATACCACTCATACTATTATCAGGTAGCGAAAAACGAAGCGGTGATGCTCCCGCCCGTACCCGCGCCCGATACCCTGTTGGATATATTCGAAACGAAGCTAAAACCGTTCCGTAAAATCCGCGAGATTTAAAGCTTAAAATAATTTGACAAATGAGGGATAACCCACAAATAATATGTAACACCTAGTTTCAGTTAGTAACAGCGTATTAACTCGATTAACCAACCGGGGCTATTTTTAATTGGACGGCGAAAACATTCTTAGCTGGAATTTCGCAAATTGGGTAACCGTGCTTCTGATGGCGGCAACCGGTTTCGCGATTTTCGGTTTCATCGGTCGCTTGTGTCACGCGCGTAAGTCGAACGCGAATGACCCCGCGTCGGCAACCACGGTTTAAGCGCGTATGGGGTTTCTCAATCTCCCCCTGATGAAACGTCCGGCGAACTGGATCAAAGTTTTCCTGATGGTATTCATCGCGACGATGGTTATTCATATCGTCAGAACCCAACGCGCCGCGTAAGTCTTTCAACTTTCTCTTTCAGGAATCAAACGCAAATGAGTGCAGCTACGCAAGTCTCCCCGCAAGTCCAGAACGCCAACGCAAGCGCGATCATTCGCGCGAGCGCGATCAAAGTTACGCAACCGATCGCGAGCGGGAATTTCGTCCCCGCGCAAAATCCGACGCTCAACATTCAGCCCCGTTATACGGGTCTGATTCTCGGGTTCTTCGTGGAACTGATCGCGACGATCACGAACACGGCAGCGGGCGCGCTCGCGCTCACGCCCTACAACGTCGCCAACCTGTTGTCGAACGTGACATTCACGGACCTGAACAACAACCAGCGAATCAACACGTCGGGTTGGCACCTGTATATGCTCGATACGGTCAAGTCGGCGCGTCCGTTCGGGTCGTCGTTCACTTCCGATTCCCCGGTCAAATTCGGAAGCGTGATCAATCCGATCTCAGCGCCGGCCACGATCGCCGCAGCTGCGAACACCACGCAAATCAAGATGGTCTACTGGGTGCCGCTCGCCTACGGTCCCGATGATCTGCGCGGCGCACTGTATGCCAACGTGGTCAACGCAACCGCGCAACTTTCGCTGACGGTGAATCCGGGCGCGCTGGTCGGCGCCGCCGGTGATCCGACGCTCGCGGTGTACACGGGCAACGCGGCGGCGACGGTTTCCAACGTGCAATACAAAGTCTCGCAGGTGTACTACAGCCAGTTGCCGATGACCAATCAGGGCGCCGTGTTGCCGCTGATGGACTTGGCGACGGTGTACGAACTGAAGACCACCGCGCAAACCGGTCTGTCGGTCGGGCAGGATTTCCCGTACCCCTACGCAAACTTCCGTCAATTCCTGTCCACGTTCGCGGTGTACGACAACGGCGGAGTGCTGAATGCCGGGACGGATATCAACGGCTTCAAGTTGCAGGCGGCGAACTACAGCAACATTTTCGACGTGTCGCCGACCGTGGTTTCGATGTGGACGCGCCACAAAATCCAAACGGACATGCCCGCCGGGATGTACTACTTTGACCATCGCGCGAAGCCGCTTCAGACCGTGCAGTACGGCAATCTCGAATTGCTCGTCAATCCGTCATCGGTCGCGGCGAACGCGCAACTGCTGATCGGCACGGAAGCATTCGCGCTGGTCAACCAAGTGGCGAACGCCGGTTCGCTCGCGGCGGGCTAATCGGTAGGGCGGGGTAGTCCAGGCGATAACCGGACATTGCCCCGCCCACCATTCGATAGGAACGCGAAACAATGTTCGCAATGAACCCCGGCGGAATTGGCGAATCGTTCGACAACTGGCTGACTTCGCCGTTTTCGTCCGATATGTCGGTTTTGAAATGGGCGCTGTTTGTGGGGCTGATTCTCGTTGCGTGTCTTGGTTGGTCCCGCATTATCCGCCTGATTCTCGACAACGCCTAACGGCACAACGTTTTAAAACTTTTCAACTCTCAGGAATCCGTATCATGTCCGCAAAACAAATCGCAGTGTTGCTCGTTGTCTTTCTGCTCGGTGGCGCATTCGGCGGCGGTATCGTCCAAATGCTCAAGTCGAAAGTCGCAGCGGTAACGGGCTGAATTCGACATGCCGCAAACGTCCGTCATCTTTGCGGCGCTTCTGATTGGGTTCGCCGTGTTCATCACGGTTCGCGGCGAACTCCCCGCCTACATGCACGTCATCGGATTGTGATATGCCCTTTGTCCTAGTCGTTATCGGTGCCGTGTTTTTGATTGCGGGGTTTCGCGGAACCCATACTGACTACGCCGTTACCGGACAACCGGGAAACCAACCGGGGCTGTTCACGCTGATCAAAGGGGACTTTACCGGCGATGCCAATTATCTATATTGGTTTGCCGCGATCTTTTTGATTGGGTGTGTTGGCTATGTTCGCCAACTCAAGACGATATCGGACGGGTTTATTTTGCTCGTTATCGTTTCGATGTTCGTCGCACAATCGACCAAAGGAACGGCGGGCGGATTTTTCCAAAAGGCAATCGAAGCGCTCAAGACTCAGCCACTTGGACCAGTGGTCGGAGAGAATCCGCAGACGTCGATATGGGGTAACCCTTCGCCGTTTAGCAATCCGCTCCCGGCTTTCGACCCAAGCGGTAACGCAACAAACTTTCCCTTTCCCGATTCCAGTCTCTAAGGAACACCGACAAATGAATCACGCAATGGCAGAACTCGTTACCATCATCACCGCAATCATTGGCGTGGCCATGGTCGCAGTGCTCGTTTCCAACAAAGCCAACACTTCGAAGGTGATCGATTCGAGCGCTGGCGGTCTGGGTTATCTGCTCGGCGTCGCAGTGTCGCCGGTCACCGGTTCGTCGCCGCAAGCGCCGTTCTCGTTCTAAGGGGCACTCTGTGCAAAACCCTTTCCGCTGGATTCGCGGGAAAGTGCCGGGACCGGGCGCGCTGGAATTCGCATACCAGCGCGCCCACTTTGACCCGTTCGTTACCGCTATCGGCGCGGGAACAGCAACGGGCCAA